CTAAAATAAACTTAAAACTAAAATAAAAAATTATGGCTGATTTGTTAATGAAAATGCCTATTCCTTACGAACCTAAACGTGAAAACCGTTGGATTTTAAGGTTCCCATCATCACTTGGAATTAATGAGTGGTATGTGGAGAGTACTTCGAGACCTAAATTAAAGATCAATTCAGTGAACATTCCTTTCTTGAACACTGAAACATACGTTGCGGGTAGATTCAACTGGGAAGAAATTTCAGTTAAGTTTAGAGATCCAATCGGACCTTCTGCATCTCAAGCGGTTATGGAATGGATTCGTTTATGTGCTGAGTCTGTGACAGGTCGTATGGGTTATGCTGCGGGATACAAGAAAAATGTTGATTTGGAAATGTTAGACCCAACGGGAGTTGTTGTTGAGAAATGGATTTTAGAAGGAGCTTGGTTAACAGGATATGATGGTGGTTCATTATCATATGACTCTGATAAGATCGCTGGAATCTCTTCAAACATTCGTATGGATCGTTGTATATTAGTATACTAAAAAAATTTACTTTTAATATTAACCGTGTACATTTATAGTGTATACGGTTTTTTGTGCGATAATAAATTAAAAAAAAATATAAAAAAATGGATCAAGATACGGCTGCTTACGGGCAAATGGACTTTAACTTACCACATGATGTGGTGACACTACCTTCAGGTGGTTTATTCTACAAATCTAAAAAGAAAAGTGTTAAGGTTGGTTACTTAACTGCGAGTGATGAAAATATTTTAGTTAATATTGATTCACGTAAAACAATTAATGAAAGTGTTGTTTTACCTTTATTAAGAAATAAACTTTACGAAAGAGACATTAGACCTGAGGAATTATTGGAAAGTGATATTGAAGCGATTCTTTTATTTCTTCGTAACACATCTTTCGGACCTGAATATAGAATAACAACTATTGACCCAAGTAATGGTCAATCTTTTGAGTCGTCAATTATGTTGGATGAATTAAATCTTACAAAACCAAAAGTACAACCTGATGAAGATGGTACATTTACAGTTAAATTACCACAATCAAAAGCGGATGTTAAAATTAAAATGTTAAGTTTATATGACACAATTGAAATTGCAAAAATAGTTGATTCATATCCTGTTGGATATACTGCACCAACGGTAACAACAAGGTTAAATAAAACCATTTTAGAATTAAATGGTAGTCCTGATAGAAATGAAATAAGTGTATTTTGTCAAAATATGCCAATTGGTGATTCTAAGTTCATAAGAAATTTCCTTAAAGAAAACGAATCGAGATTGGATTTAAGGAAAACAGTTTACGCCCCATCAGGAGAAAAGGTTGATGTTGTCATCAACTTTGGGGTGGAGTTTTTTCGGCCTTTCTTCTAATCACACAAAATATTTATTAGATGAATTTTATTACTTGGCAAAATTCTTAAGGGTATCATATAATGAATTCTTAAGGTTACCAACCTATATTAGAAAATATCTCTTAGATAAGATTGTGGAGGATAATACGCCTAAAACTAATACGTAAATATTTATAGTAAAAACTATCAATGAGTGGATTAGATGATTTTAAAGGAAAAATAACTGACGATCAGTTTAAAGAACTACAAAAAATAGTTTCTAATGCTCGTAAAGATGGTGAATCTAATGCGTCTAAAACAAAATCCACAGAAACCTCTTCTGGTTTTGAAACTTTTTTAAATGAGGATCAGGCTAAAAGTTTTGGGGAAGCGGTAAAAAATCCATTGGCTGAGGCCGGTATTGCGGTTAAAGGAATAGTAGATGGTTTAGACCCTACTAATTTTGAAGGTGCTGATTTTTTAACTAAAAAAGGTCAAGAATTAGCCAACGCCATGGGTCTTGGTCAGTCAAGAATGGCCGAGATGAAAACAACAATTGCGGATGCAATTCCGGAAATGTTAAGGTTAGGTATTAGTTCTTCAGATGCTTTTAAAGTGTTACAAGATGTGCCGACATCGCTTGGGGTTAATACAACTATGAGTACTGAAGCTCTTAGAGAAATGGGAGCGGCCGCTGAAGTAAGTAAAATTAATGCTGGTGAATTAGCAAAAGAATTTAAGGGTGTTGGTATATCATTATATGATGTCGGTAATGAAATGGCGACAGTGGCTAATTACGCAAAAAGTGTTGGGGCTAATGTAGGTGCGGTATCAAAATCTGTTGTTGACAATTTATATAAAATGAATTTATATAATTTTGATAATGGAGTTAAAGGTTTAGCTAAAATGGCAGCAAATGCGGCATCTATGGGTGTAACTATGGAACACGTACAAACCGTAACAGATAAAGTTTTTAATCCTGAAGGGGCAATTGAAATGGCTGCTGGTCTACAAAGGTTAGGTGTTTCAAGTAGTGCATTGTTGGATCCATTAAAGGCAATGGATTTAAGTATGAATGATCCTGAACAACTACAAAAAGAAATTGGTAACATTGCAAAAGAATTTTCAAGTTTTAATAAAGAAACGGGTAAATTTGAAATAATGCCAGGATCTAAACGACGTTTAATGGAAGTCGCTAAAGAAATGGGTATCCCCGCAAAAGAATTAGCAAATATGTCAATAAAAGCATCTGAGTTTGATATGAAGATGAGTAAAATAAAATTCCCAAGTTTAGCGGCATCTGAAGAAGATAAGACATTAATTGCCAATATGTCACAAATGAAAGGTGGAGAGGCTTTTGTTCAAATAAAGAATGATACGACTGGTAAAATGGAGGAGGTGAATGTTTCAAAATTAACTGCCGAACAAATTACAAAATTAAAAGAACAACAATCTGCCGAAAGTAAAACTATAGAAGACATTGCTTTAGATCAATTAAATGTGATGGATCAAATTAACGCTAAAATAAAAGGTGGAACGGCTGCCACAACACTTGGTAAGGCCACAAGTCCAGCGATGGATAGATTTTATAATGCCGTCAATGTGGTTAGAACTGAAACTGTTAATGCAGCAACTAATAAGGAAAGGGTAAATGTAGGTAACACTAGAGAAAAATATGGTACGGTTGCTGGTGACATAGAAAGTGCTGGTATTAAGACATTACAAGGTGATTATTCTGGGGCAATGATAGATATGGCAAAACTTGCTCCTGATTTAATAAAAATTGGAAAAGAAATTGCTACAGGGTTTGGAAGTGCGATGGTTGAAGGGTACGGGAATATTAAACAAGGACTCCAAACGGTATATGAGCCTGTAACTGGAGTCAAACCACTTGCTGATGATGACAAATCTAACCAACTTTATAAAGATATGGAAGGTATATTAGGTAATGATTTTGTTGAAAAGGTGGTTAAGGCTTTTAATTTGGTGTCAACAAAATCTGAAGTTAGTGGTGAGGTTAACCATACTCTTACTATTAAGGGAGATGGGGGAACATCACTTAGTACTGCGGAATTTAATAAAAAAGTGTTGGAAGCAATAGTAGATCCTAAGATGAAATCGGAATTTAAAAAAACATATATGGATTCAAACTCAGGACTTGGTGGGTAAGAAATAGAAAATTCTTAAAATTATGTTTTCTATAAAAAAATTCTCAAGGTATTTATAAATAAAAAAGTATGTCAGATAGTACATTATCGTTTGCATCTTCGTCAAATTTTAGGGATATATTATTAGCCCGTAATTTACAACCATATTCGGTACCAGGATCTTATTCTCCTAGTAGTAATAGTGTTAATTACGAAACAAGTATATCTGTAAACAATGTCATTGATTCGCCCGATTCTTTAATATCAACAAACATATTAGCAGATGGATTATACTCACTTAATGAGTACGGACCTGATGGTGGTTATGATGGGAAATATTCAGTACCTGGAGCACCATTACCTGTTGCGTCAAATTCAGGACCATACGCACCAACTGATACGGTATTAGATTTAGTAAATGAATTTTATATTGATGCTGCATACGTTCAAAATGTTTATGGACCTGAAGGTGGTTATAAAGATTTAGTTATCATTACTGACGTTGTTGGTAATCCTAAATTATATACACCTTATTGGGATCCTTCTTCATTTGTCAACTCAACATATTCACCATATGAAATAATTTTTAGTGATAATCCAACAGGATCTAATGGACCGTTATCACAAGATACCTATTTAGCCAAAATTGGTGCTGCTCAACTTAAAAGTTTATTTGAGGAAAGAATTGCGAGTGAAATACTACAAACAACTATTGGTAGGGTTAATTTAGATTCATTACAGGATCCATTTAGTGCTAGTATGGTTGCAACGGGTAAACAACCATTTTTTGATAAAAATTGGAGGATTACCGTACCTGAAAACCCAATAACTGCCGCAGTTGGATTGGCAAATAGACTAACGGGGACTTATTTCCCTGTTTCATTTATTCCGGGTGATTATTTTAATGAAAACTTCATTGATTCTCCTCAGACTGAATCGGCTCTAAATGTTGCGAATAATTTAACGGGAGGATTTTTAGGTCCTATATTAAATAGGTTTAAGAACCCGTCTGAAATATTTGTTGCGAACACAGGGTTTGGACAAAGATCGGTTTTATTTTCAAGTTTAGATTATAACAAATATAGACCGGCA